CTTCTATATCGTCCCTTACTTGATTAATGTCTTCAGATGTATCTAGGAACTTCTCTAATTGTATTTCTGCTTCGGCAAGTTCCCTTGCTACAGGAACAACAGCATCAGTCACAGTGTTGAATATCTCTCCTAATTCCATTGCTGATTCTTGTATGCCTGTCAAAGCATCCAAGTAAAGCGACTCAAAGACAGTGGCGGCTGACTTCGCATCATCAATCATCTTTGCCGCTTGGAATGTTCCAACGATGTCGAAGAAAACCCTCGATGCACCGGCACGAAGAACAAGGAGACAGATGGCTGCCGTAAACAGTGCGACAGGGGAAAGATACCCTAATAGTAAACTACTTCCCAACGCCTCTATCATTCAGAACCCTCACTTCGCTTACCCTCAACCGGCACACCGCTTTCGCTCAATATGTCGAGTAGATCCATATTGTTTGATAAGAGTTTGCGTTCTGCACGCCTTTGATCCCTTCGGGCTACCGCACCCTTGGCATCTCTCTTCTTAGCATCAGTAGTAGCCTCGCTGATCTTGTCGTTTATCTCGGCGGCTATCACCAAGTCCATGTCCATTAGGTGACGGCCACCCTGCACGGAATACTTGAGCCAAAGTTCAGAAGGAAGTGTCCCTTTAAAGGCCATGCAAAGGCTCGGTGCGACCATTAGGAATTCTGAAAAGGGACTGCACCATCCTCATCGTCACCACGGACGAATTGAAGTATCTTGTTAAGTTCCTCAAACGTCAACATATTGACATCGACATCTTCATCAATGATACAGGCTGGAACCCATGTCTCCATCTGTGCTTCTATGCCACCACCCATATCATCTACCATCAAAGCAAACTCTTCGTTTTGTTCCTCAGTCCACTTTGTAGGATCGCCAGCGTGTCGCATCTTGCGAAACGCCTTACCTTGAATATTGGTTATTTTTAACTTCTCCATACCGGAGGCTTGTCTAACCCAAATCTTTCGTCCGTCGTCTAACTCTATCTCTTTCTTCATTACCGGCATGGTATCACTACTCTATGGCCCACAGGCCCGCTCAAAATAAACTAAAGGTTATAGCATTAATAAATATTTATGCTACATCATACCAAACGACAGTGAGAGCAATGTCTTCGCTGTTCTTTCTTCTTGATACATCACAGGAAATAACTACGTCGCTGTTGGCTATGGCTGCCCTAAACGCAGTCTGCACTTCAGAAGCCGTGCCAACGAATCTGTTGACCATCAACTTAGTTTTATCGGTAATTACAGTGCCGCCGTTGTTAGCCATCACTCATCACCCTTTGGTTCCTCGACCTTCTTGGCTGCTGCCTTCTTCTTAGGAGCGGCCTTGACTGCCTTCTTAGGAAGTCTGCGGATATATTTCAAGGCTACGCTTCTGTTCTCAATACGTGATAGTATTTCTGTCGAAGCGTCATCGACTTCATGACCGAGAGATTCTGCTAATTCCACGAAACTCATTTAATCACCTCAAGCGTCATATGGTGTGGATTTTAAACCACTTCCTTGTGCGGTGACTCTCATACAACCCAAGTCGTCATCGTAAAGACCAATGAAGTTCACAGTCATTGTGTTCGTGTCCCTGCCGCTCACAGATGCTTCGGGGGCTTCAAATCTAACGTTTCTAAACTCAAACAATATGTAATCTGAACCTGCTTCGTCCAACAATTTAAGACTCAATACCGTATTTGAACCATCATTGTATGCAAGACCATCTGATGCAACCAAAGCATCGTAAGTAGGCTCATCAAGAGAACTTGAGTAGATCACTTTGTTAAACTCGATGGTTCCGGTGACTTCCCTGCGCTGTGCTGGTGGCGCACGGATGTAAGTGCTGTTTCCTATACCGTAAGCGTTGTCTGTGTCCCTGTTTAGGTTGATGTCAAAGGAGAAGGACTTAACAGATGCTACTGCTGCGGGAGTAGCACCGGTTCCATCGTTAAATTTTACCTCTCCATTGGCAAAGTAAAGAGCATCGAGAGCAGCACCGTCGAAAGTAGGCGTAGCAAGAGCCGATGTTGCTGATTCCGATTTACCGACGAAGCCCACGCTCATCATAGCGTACTCTCCAACTGTTGCGCTGACATTTAATGAGTTAGTCATCATACCTGTAAATGTGTGTTCCTTTTCCTCTCTTCCAACACGAACAGTAAATGATGGGTAAACACCAACAGCCGGGTCGGTCAAAGAAGGTTCTTTAAAAATATGTACGCCGGATGGTTTAGTGGTATGTGGGAAGAAAGAGTAAAGCAAATTACCTACGAAGTCATCCACTTGGATAGCGAGGTTAATGTCACCTTCAGACCTTTCTGTGCCGGTCACGGACTTGGACGAAATCGGTCTGCTCATGTCTTGCCTTGTCATCAAATCATACGTTGTTCCGAGCGATTCATCATCGACCTCTCCGTAAACCGGAGTGCCGGAAGGCTCGGTTCCGTATGTTGATTCTTTTTCTATTGACACATATCTGTTTAGGAACTCTACCATAGGAACACCTCTATGTGGTCTTAGGACAGGTAGACTGCTTTATTAATGTTCTTATCTGTGACGCATATCTATGCGGCGCATATAGGTCATGCTCATTGTATGCACGCAAACAGTCTCGTCATCATCCACTTTTGTATCTAACTCGGCGGAATATGCTACGATGCTGTCAGTAGTCCCTTGCACCCCTGTCTGCGTGTATAGTTCATCGAATACTTCTCCCATAATGTTAAGTCCCGACCTGTAGGCATTCTCATAGTTAGTGCCACGGGTTGTCACAAAAATCTCAACTTCGTAATTGTGTGTGATCTTGGCCCCACCCAAAGACTCAAAGGTTGGTGATTCTAAGTTTCTGATAAGGACGTGTATGGAGGGAACGTGTATTCTGTTGGTCATGTCAGATGATATGTCGTAGCCATACACTATTGATGAATCGGGAACCTGTGTTTTCAAGTAAGGTCTTGCTGAGTCTTTCAACTGCTGCACAACACCTAGTCCCATGCGTGCAAGCGTGTCTTGTGCGAAGTCGGAGAGAAGCAACTCGTCGGGGGCAAAAGCACCGAACTTGGAGTAGTAGACAGCACCCCATTTTACGTTGCCATTTGCGTTGCCCCACACCACGCCCGTAGAAGACGTGTTTGCAGCCGTCACAGAAGCGAATACAGCCGTTCCATCGTCGTCGTTGATGATCTCATGCGTGTAGAGTTTTGCGTCCGTTCCTGTAAGCGTAAGACGCAAAATAAGGGTAGTTGGGTTGTCCTCCGCCTTAGCCAAGTCAAGGTCGCTTATAGTGACCGTGGTAGTGCCTACGAGTTTGAGCGAGGTGTTGTTGCCCGTGGAGTGAACTTCTACCTTCTTGCTACCATCATCTATCTTCATCAGCACTGTGCCGTCAGATGGTGCGCTTGCGTATTCCAAGACTGCTACTAACGTGTTCGCCGTGCCTGTGGGTGCTATCGAGTATGTGCCGTTGGTGATTACCCAATTTCCGCCGGAGGCAGACCCACCGCCGGATGCAAGTGTGAAACTGTCGTTGAAAGTGCCGGTCAAAGCCGCCGGGTCGCCACCCTTCATACGGGAAGACCAAAACTGTGTCTTTGTTGCTATAGCCATATTATCACTTTATCTAAAACGTCCTTTAAGCCTTTTGGCATTTTCGCTAATAAGTGTTCTACGTGAAACACTAGATCCTCGCCTACCCCTTCTATACATTTCAGTTAAGGACTTGCCGCTTTTCTTTTGGCGACTACCGTAAACACCTGTCGGTTCATTCTGAAACGCGCCTGTTATGCCACTAAATTGATTCACTTGCGAACCATCACTTTTATCATAAGAACCTGCAACGTATCTCAAGAATCTGTTTTGACCGCGATTATCTTCATCTAAGAGAGCAAAGTTTAGTGAGTTTGCCAACGTGTCATAAATATCACCGGTAGCCTTGGTGTTTGGTTTTAACTTACTTTTAAATTTTCTTTGTCTGTTTTTGATCTCATTTCTTGCTTGATTCCTACCTGCTATAATGGCCTTTTTCAATTCTTTATCGGCCTTACTATACATTTGTTTTTTAATATCTTCCGCAGCCAAGGCAAAACTTCCTTTATCAAAGTAAGCGGCGAACCCTAGAAGTCCACCTTCTCCGCCTGTATCTCTCGATATAAGATTTTGTCTGTTATGATTTAGAGTGTATACAAAACTATCATAGGTTCTAAATTTACCTTCATCTATTCTTTTTACGTGTGTATCTACTGACGTTCTCAACTTTTGAACCACGTCTATACGAGGAAGGCCGGGGTGTTTGAAAACCCTAACTATTTTTGTTGGCATTTAGTCACCTCAGATAGATCCGAGGTGTGCAATCTGCATAAGGTTCTTCATACCACGCTCTCTTAACACTCCGCCCCTCATCGTGCCGTCGGGACCGCTTGTTTGAAAGGTTCCCTCGTCCTCCATGTAGTAAGCGGCTGCTAGGTCAGCGCATATCTCACGAATTACTTTTAAGGTATCAGTTTGTGTGTAGAGGCCGCTACCACCATCAGAAGCACCTGTAGAGGGAATAGAACGCCCGTAGTCACGCCAGCATTGGTCAACTTCTATCGTAGCCCTTCTGATGGCCGTCGTCAACCTGCTTGACGCTTGTGTGCGCTGTGCGCTGTTTAACCCCAACCTTGATCCCACATCACTTGCTAGACAATATTCCGGCATCTACATCACCTGTGTCCCTATTCCAAGAGCAGAAGCAAGCATGGCTAATAGGCCAAACATCACCTTCTGCTGCATCCCCATATTCTTCTCGATCAAACCGTTTGTCACCTTGAGTTCCGTCGCCACTTCCGTCAACCCCGTCTTCATCTCGCCTTGCATATCTGCTATGCGTTCA